ACTGTAATTGCATTTGGTACGATATTTAATAATATCAATATCAAGAGATTGGATTCTAGCGGGAATCCTTTACAGACAGTTAGAGTACCTTTATCATATGCACCTAAAGAAAAATTTATTGCAAGACTAGATCAAAATGCAAACTTAACTGGATCGGATTCAAGTGTGGCGATTACTCTACCTCGTATGTCCTTTGATGTGACTAGTTATGCTTATGATGGATCAAGAAAATTAAATAAGAATCAAAAACGTAGTGTGGCTAAAAATGCTAGTGGAGATGAGAAAAAAGTATTTACTCAACACTCTCCTGTGCCTTATGATGTAGGTTTTGAATTGAATGTGTTTACTGCAACCTCAGATGATGGTCTACAAATCATAGAACAGATACTACCATATTTTCAACCAGACTATACGGTGACTATGATTGTCGATAGAGATATCATGGATACGAAAAGAGATATTCCTTTTGTATTAGAGAGTGTTGATTATGAAGATAGTTATCAAGGTGCATTGACAGATAGAAGAAGAATTATATACACACTAAAATTTACTGCAAAGATATATCTATATGGTCCGATAGGATCAAGTGCAATCATAAGAAAGGTGTCTGCCGATCTATATGATAATGTGTCGAGTGCAGGACCATTTCGAAGTGAGAGGGTTACGGTTACGCCAAATCCTACAGGTGCCGACAAAGACGATACATACACATATACAGAAACACTAGAATTTTTTAATGATGGAAAAAACTATGATGAGGAAACTGGTAACGACAAATAATAATAGAAGGTTTTAAAATGAGTAATATTGATGATAAACTAAATGAAGTATTAAATATAGCAGAAGAAGTGCTAGATAAGAAAGAAGAAAAGAATCCTTTAGAGATCGCAAACGAACCACCTAAACCTGTTGCACCACAAAATGATGATGTAGATACAGACTTTGAAACTGGTAGGGGTGAACTCTATAAGTTATTAGAGAAAGGTAATCAGGCGATAGACGGAATATTATCACTTGCAAAAGAAGGTGAACACCCTAGAGCATATGAAGTTGCAGGTCAACTAATCAAAGGACAAAGTGAGATCGCACAGAATCTATTAGACTTACAAGATAAACTTAAAAAAATTAAAGATATAAAAGGTGATGTACCAAAGAATGTCACTAATGCTTTATTTGTAGGATCGACAACCGAACTACAAAAGATGATAAAGAAAAACAAAGATAAAAAATAATGGCAACTTTAGATCAATACTTAGGTAATCCTAATCTAAAAAAGGCACACACAAAATCTCGATTTACAAAGAAACAAATAGACGAGGTGATGAAGTGTCTTGAAAATCCTAAATACTTTATAGAAGAATATTTAAAAATTGTCACAATCGATAAAGGTCTTGTACCTTTTCAGATGTATGACTTTCAGCGGAAGATGGTAGATACTTTTCACGAGAATAGGTTTACGATATGTAAATTACCTAGACAGAGTGGAAAGTCAACTATCATTGTATCCTACCTCTTACATTACGTTCTATTTAACGATAATGTTAATGTTGCAATACTGGCAAACAAATCCTCTACGGCAAGGGATTTACTAGGTCGATTGCAATTAGCTTACGAACACTTGCCGAAATGGATGCAACAAGGCGTACTCAACTGGAACAAAGGGTCACTTGAACTAGAGAACGGAAGTAGAATCGTTGCGGCTTCAACTTCGTCAAGTGCTGTTCGGGGAAGTACCTTTAATATAATATTCTTAGATGAGTTTGCCTATGTGCCTAATAACATTGCCGAAGAATTTTTTAGTTCAGTATATCCTACGATCTCATCTGGTAAATCTTCTAAAGTTATGATCGTATCTACGCCTCACGGAATGAATATGTTTTACAAGATGTGGACGGATGCAATCAACAAGAAAAATACTTTTAAACCTATCGAGGTACATTGGTCAGAGGTGCCTGGTCGTGATGAAGAATGGAAGAAACAAACAATCAAGAACACGAGTGAGTCACAGTTTCAGACCGAGTTTGAATGTGAGTTCCTAGGTAGTATCGATACACTTATCAATGCGACTAAACTTAAAACGATGGCAGTCATAGACCCTAGAAGAAGTCCTCAGGGATTAGATGTCTATGAAATGCCGATCAAGAATCACACCTATGTCATCACGGTTGATGTTGCGAGGGGTGTACAGAATGATTATTCTGCATTTATAGTTATAGACGCCACGAAGGCGCCTTATAAGATTGTCGCAAAGTATAGAAACAATGATATCAAACCGATCGTCTTTCCGAATGTACTAGATAAGATAGGCAAATTATATAACAAGGCATATATTCTAATAGAGATTAATGATCTAGGTCAACAGGTGGCAGACGCAATGCAATTTGAATTAGAGTATGATAACATGATGATGGTTACACAACGAGGTCGTGCAGGTCAAGTATTGGGCGGCGGCTTTAGTGGTAGAGGTAATCAACTAGGCGTGAGAATGACTAAGGGTACTAAAAAAATCGGAACTTCAAATCTGAAAAGTCTGATAGAATCTGATAAGTTAATCATAAATGACTTTGATATTATCTCAGAATTGTCAACATTTATCGCCAAGGGTAAATCTTTCGAGGCAGAAAACGGTGCCCATGACGATTTAGTTATGTGTCTAGTTATCTTTTCTTGGTTGGCAAATCAAAGATATTTCAAAGAATTGACAGACATAGATGTACGAGGTCAAATGTTTACTGACCAGAAGAACGCAATCGAGGCAGACATGGCGCCTTTTGGGTTCATAGATGACGGAATAAACGATCCTGAAGGTTTAAATAATGGTTATTTTGATGACGCCGGTGTATTGTGGCAGCCAGTGACTTATCGTAAGGGCGAATAGTATAGATTTTGATACATATAAATATCTAAAGTAAAAGGGTTATAACTAATAAAGATTAATATTAATATTTAAGGAGAACTAAACATGGCTTTTCAAGTATCACCAGGTGTTAATGTGACTGAAAAGGATCTAACGAATATCGTACCAGCAGTATCAACATCTTCTGGCGGAATCGTTATTACAGCAGAAAAAGGACCAATTGATGAAATCACTACGGTTACATCTGAACAAGAGTTAGCTGAAATATTTGGGAAACCAACAGCAGATAACTTTGAAGAATGGTTTAGTGCTGCTAACTTTTTAGGTTACGGAAACAATCTGAAGGTAGTAAGACCAATTACAGGATTATTAAATTCTGTTTCAACTGGTACTGCTGTCTTAATTAAAAACACTGCCGACTATTTAGATACATACTATTCAGCTACAGGCGCTGGACAAGTATCAAACATTGGAACATGGGCTGCTAGAGAAGCAGGAACATTAGGAAACAATATCAAAGTTTCTTTATGTCCTAACTCTACTGCTTTTGGACCACACTCAATGAGTGGTAATCTAGTTGCTGACGCTTCTGCTGCTATCGGAGATACAACAATTTCTGTTGACGATGGTAGTTTAATGCAAGTCGGTGACATACTAGAATTCGGGGACGCAAGTAATGTGCCTTCAACTGACGGCGCACCTTCAGGATTCTTTTACAAGATAACTGCAATATCAACAAACTTACTAACAATCGCAAGATTCAATCCTCAAACAGGAGTGACTGAATCAGGTGGTCTAAGACATGCTGTTGTTGACAACGCTAAAATCCTAAGACATTGGGAATTTTACTTTAACTTTTCAAATGCTCCAACAACTTCAGATGATGTATCTGCTGCTGGTGGTTCAAATGATGAACTGCATATCGCAGTAATAGATGAAGATGGCGGAATCTCAGGAACTGCTGGAACAATCCTAGAAACTTTCGAAGGTGTTTCACAGGCTTTTGACGCTAAAACTTCTAATGGTGCAAGTAATTATTACCCAGAAGTAATATACAAAACATCAAAATTTATCTACTGGATAGATCATATCGCAACTTTATCAGACGGTCTGACTAAAGTAGGTACAACTTTTGATAATACAGTTGGTGACGCTCATGTAGTGAACAATGTTTCACTTGTAAGTGGAACAGATGACTTTGCTGCTACTAACGCTGAGATCGCTACTGCATACGAAAAATTTAATGATTCAGAAAATGTTGATTTAAGTTTATTAATATGTGGACCATCTCAAACAAGTGCTGACGCTACTGGAGATACAAAGGCAACTGCTGTTATGGATATCGCAACAGGCAGAAAAGACTGTGTTGCTTTCATATCACCTGCGAGAGCAGATGTAGTTGGTGTTGCAAATGCAATCACACAAACTCAAAACGTAGTATCATTTGCTGACGGTTTACCGACAACAAGTTATGCTGTAATTGATAGTGGTTACAAATATATGTACGATAGATACAATGACGTTTACAGATTTGTACCTCTTAACGGAGATACTGCTGGTCTTTGTGCTAGAACTGACAGCGTTGCAGACGCATGGTTTTCACCAGGTGGATTCAATAGAGGTCAAGTTAGAGGTGCAGTTAAATTAGCATTCAATCCAAATCAGGCTCAGAGAGATGAACTATACAAATCAAACGTGAACAGCGTTGTATCATTTCCTGGACAAGGTACGGTAT